GAACATTTCGGTAAACTCGATCTCGCGAACACGGGCAAGATCTTCCTTCTTAATCAGCTTAGGATCAACAGCCATTTTTATTCTTCCTTTCTAAACAAATCCATATTTGCGGCGATTGCAGCGCGCCGCTCCGTTCTGTCGGTGATTTTCATAATCTCGTCCTTGGTCATAGGCTTGCCGCCCTCGTTGAGCCGTGCGCCCATGTCCAGCCGGACAGCAGGCTTAGAAACAAGGCTCTTATAGGTGCCGTCTACGAGAGCGTCAAGGCTCTTGGTGTCCTTGATCTTCTCGCCGTCCAGCTCCAAGGCAGACATTTCCTCGCCGCATCCGCGCATGGCAAGGTCGAGATTTGCGCCGGTGATGTTTTTGCTCTCAAAGTAAGCCCGGACGGCTTTTTCCTTTGCCGCCTTGCTCTCCTTTGCCGTGATGTCGGTCTTAAAGGCTTCAAAGGCCGCGTGTTCCTTCTCGTACTTCTCCTTATAACCGCCGTCACCTGCCGCCTTGAGGTCGTCCAACTGCTTCTGAACGCCGGACAGCTTCTCCGCATCGGCCTTGTAGCGGGTCACATCCGCCTTTAGGCCGTCCACAGTGTCGGTATGCGCTTCGATGATGGTATCTACCTGCTCATCGGTGAGACCCATACCCTTCAAAAGTTTGCGTGTAAGTGCCATGACACTATCTCCTTTTCTTTGGCCGCGTTTCTTCGCGGACGATAGTTTTTATAAAAACCGCTGTGCTTCGCGGGTTTTACTTAAAACAAAAGAGCCAACCACCGAGAATTCCTCAGCAGTTGGCTCCTATTGCCCTTTCCCGCGCCCAATTACGCGGGAGTTGAATATTTGATTGTTTTCTTGACCTCTAACACAATGTATCCGTCACCCTTGCGCCGGATCTCCGCGTCATTTCCGCGCCGGATAATAGCCTCGATGGTCTGCATCAGTTTATCATCCATTAGCCTACCCCGATTTCTTTCAAATATGCTTCATACTCATAGGGGACTCCAATGTCATAATTCTTGTAGTAATGCAGGAACTCATACGGGAAGGTGAATTTACCGTCCCAAAACATACCTGCGTGAAGTTCTTCTCCAGTAAACATATCAAAACTGGGCAGCGATGTCAGCCCGGCATCGAGGGAGGAAATGTGGCTTAAAATCGCTTCTTTTGGGATACTATTTTTGTATTTCTTATAGTCTTCAAAATTCTCAATAGAATTCTTGTATGGCAATCCTTTAAAAAAACCGAAATCCATGTCACTTTCTCCTTCCTCTTTGATTTGGGGTAAACGGCAAAATATTTCCTTCCCCATGTGTTCCTACTTTCAGTACGCCAGCACCGGAAATAAACAGCACATCGTCTGGGGCTTTCACTTCAACGCCAAGTGCATTTGCCAGCTCTTCTGCAAAGCAATAATCGTTTTCCATGCGTGCGCCTGTGCTGCAAGATAGCAAACGAACTTTCTGGCCATTCCACCCTTTACTATGCCGAATGACTGCGGCAAGTAAGCGCGGTGACATATTGAGTTCTTTTGTGCCAAATCCGACTGCCGTCTGGCTTCCGTGCATAGCGACGTCAAAATACGTTTTAAGAGGTTTTACCCTTTTAACATTTTCATTCAGCGGGTCACCGTCCGGGAAGCAAGCAAAGCCATTTTCCAGCTTCATTGTACGTCTTTTTACAATAGAATTCAAGTTATCTCTTGCGTCTGCGCCGAAAAACTCAAGAGTGTCTCTATCGTCTTTAGCGTTAGCCGCTGCCACTTCCGCCCGATGCGTTTTCATGGCATTTGCCGTTTTTAACGTTGCGTCATCCGTGAAATAGACGCGCATCCGCTCCGGTTGCTCCGGCAGGCCAGCTTTCACGCTGAACGCCTTGTATTTAGCGTTTAACCGCCGTAGCCGTATGTTTACCGCAGTCTCATCTTCATGCAATCCTGCGGCCTTGTAGGCGGCTTTTTCGCGCTTTAGCTTTCTAACCGTTCGTTCAATACGGCGCTGCATCTGGGTTGCCTCGTATGCCGTGTAATCCTTGCCATCAAACGTGCATCCGTGGTCATCATCGATGTGCTCCAACTGTTCATTCGTGTAAGTGCGCTCGGACACGCCCTCAACCCACGGAAACCGCCTGTGGCGGCAGTTGGCCCCTTCCAGACCGTCAACAGCGCCCAGGCCGCAAACATCATAAATGCTCGGGTAAATGTCCCCTACACGGACGCTGTAAACACGTCCTTGCCAATCCTTATGCGATGACCACGGTGACGGTCCCGGCTTATCTCGCGCGCCAACATGGGCCGATACTTCAAAATAGGGCGTATCCAGATATTCCGAGGATTGCTCCGTATACTTGGTGCAGATTTGTGATACGCCGGTCATTACGGCTCTTCGCACGGCAACATCGACATGATCCCGATGGCGGCTTTCGTAGTCAACCACTTTAAGACCGCTGTCCGCAAGTTCCTTTACCGCCGTTTTAATTGCCTGATTGTAGTTGATCGCTCCGCTCTGCACCTGCATCGCCGCATTGTCAAGCGCCCATTGGTAAGCTTTGGCAGGTGGGAGCATTGTACGCCCTGCGTCCACCAAAAAGCCCATTGATTGTGTTATATTGCGCAATTCCCGCTTTGTCTGCTGGTATATGGCCCAGGTGTCCTCGATGCTTACCAGCGTTTCCGGCTGAGTGATATGCGCAAGGTCAATGACGTTGGTGTAATACTGCTGATTGCGTTCCACAACATCATCAAGCAGCTTGTTTAATTTCTGCTCACTGATGCCGGTTGCTTTTTGTATGGCCTTTTTAATCTCTTTAAGGTCAATGCCGTGCGCCCGCAGCGCCTTGATGTCCTGCACCGTGACCTCGTTCAGCTCATCCCGCAGTTTCAGACGGGAGCAGATTTCATCCAGCAACACGAGTTCAAGCGCCCGGAACAGTTCTGCCAGATCCTCTGGGAGCGCATCAAGTAGTTCCGGGGTAAATGGATACCGGCTCATTTTTCACAACCCCAAAAGTCCCAGTGTTTTCTCCAAATCCCATTACTCGACCTCCGTTTCTTCCTCGGTTACCATGTCCTGTGCCTTCGGCAGCGCCGCCTTTGCGGTCGCCTCGTCCTCGTTCATCCAGCGCATACGGAACTCCCAATCGTTCATGATGCCAGCGTTGAGTAGTTGCACGTCACGGTTAAAGTCCTGGCCCTTGTCCTCAATGATGGAATCGTCAAAGTCAATGGAGATCTGGACGTCCTCATTGAGGGATGCACCCATGTACCGATTTCCCATGCGGAGCAAGCTCCGGCACAACTCTGTGATTGCCCGTTCAAGCACAATTTCATGTTTTTTGACCGTACGGAACAGGGTGCTGTTCTCGCTGATGACCTGCGTGGCAGTTGCGATGCTCCCCTGGTTGAATTTGTAATGGTTCTCACCAAAACCGCACTTGCTGGACAGGATGTTCAACATATCTTGCATGCCGGTGTTAAACTCCGCCGTCCGCAGCGACATATCGACCTGCTGCAAGATGTTGCCGTTGCCGCCTCTGTCCTCCGGAAGTACATAATAAACGGTCTCGCGCTTATCAAACACTGGCCGACCGTCAATGCTCTGGGTTGCCTCCGGCTGCACCACAATGCGCTTCTTGCCCAACACAAATTCGTTCACATAGCTATCATAGGTGATGTCAACGCTCTTAAGCTGGTCGATGGCGTGGGCAAACGCAGCCACGCCAAGCGGGTTGTTTTCGTCAGAGTTTGCAATGTTCAGCCGGTCAATCACAAACTGCGGCTTGTCGCTGCCGGTATGAATCACCGGAGGAATTGTCTCAAACCCTTTCACGCTGGCCAGCGGTAATTCCTCCGCATCATACAGATGGTTCTCAATGTCATACTCGCCGTTGCGCAGCCGGTGCACCTGAATGTAAGTATATTCTGTGTCATCGACCTTCCGAGTGGATGCAAACGCACACTCGCGGATAACGCCGTTATCCCACGTAAGCGGGTAGATGTTCCCGGCGCTGACGTAGTTGATGCGAATGCGGCCAGAGTCAATGATTTCTGCCGTATCTGGGTTAATTCCCATTCCTTCCATCACCGGCACATACGCAACGGTCCCTACTGCCGCTTTGCGCTCCTGCGATTCGTTAGCCTTTACCTCCCAGTTGTTATCGGCAAAAACAGTATCGATAAATTCCTGTTCCTGTTTGCCTTCAAGCGTGATGTTGACTCGCTCGTTCATTAGGAGGTTGGCCCAGTCTTCGCAGACTTTCTTTCCCATTCCCACCGAATATCGGTGGCACTCCAGCTCTTCAATTCCATTCCACACCGTATAGCTGTGGAAATCTTCAACGTTTCCCTTATACCATGCGGCCCACAGGTCGATCAGAGAATAGAATTTATTGTCTACCGTGTCAAACCCAAGATCCTTTAATGCTCTCCGAATATTCACTATTTCACCGTCCCATCATGTGCCCGGCACGTTCCAGGTCTTTGTAATAAGGCTCAATGCTGTACTCAAAAGCATCCAAGCTGTCGATGTCGGACGTGCCGTCATCCAAGCGCTCGTCCTCAAATTTATCAGGATCATAAATCGCGGTTTGCAGTGCATCGATCAGATGCGGGCAGTTGCGTGAAACCTTAAAACGACCCTGTTTCATCAGCAGCACCACAAGCCTGATTCTATCTGTGATTTGCAGTTTCATTGCATTCTTGACCTGCGTCCCGAGGTGCATTTTTTGCGCGGTATGATCTAACCCACGAATTAGCACCGTTTCCGCGCTATCCGCCCTTGTCTGGCTGTACCCATACTTTGATGTTATCAGCTGGCAGAACGTAGCAAAACGCCGGTTTAATGCATTCGGGTCAATCTCTTCGTTTTTGATGTATTCTTCTTCCAACGCCACAACACGGAAATCTTTTGTGATCCCGGTGGCTTGAAATTTCGTTGCGGACTTTGTACCACCGAAGTCAACGCCAATTGAAATGATTGAAAATCTGGTGCCGTTTTGCTTGGCCCACTCCAAAGGGTCTCCAATCAAATACTTTTCTGTATCGTTGGCAAAGTCCTTATAAACGATGCCCTCTGCCGCTACCCACAGGCCGCGCACATACCGGTCATAAAATATACCGGCATACATATTCTCGTACCGTTCGAGGGTGCGCTTGCTCAGGCCGGGGTTGTCCGTCATTTCAAAGTGTAGATACAGTGCGTTGCGCTCACGGCTTCGCTTAATCCACTCCTGATAGAACCAGTGATGTGGACTGCCTGGGTTACAGGAGAACCACAACCGCGCACCGTCAACGGAACAACGCGCAAGCGCCTGTTCCACAAACGAGCGCGGCATCAGCACCACTTCGTCCAGCAGCACACCCGCCAGCGTGCGGCCTTGGATCAGCGTATAGCTTGCCTCGTCCTTACCGCCGAACACCTCAAAGTAATTCGTCACGGCTCCGCGCCGCACTTCCATCACCTTGTCACCGCGCCGCCAGCGGATGATATAACGTTCCTTTGCAAGGCTCATCGCCGTAAACGGCACGATGATGTTCTTGGTGCAGCTATCCACCGTGCGGCCACACACACCGAAGCGCTGACCGCTGAAATTCTCCATCGCCCAGCGGACGAACGCCCACATCATGATGGAGGTCTTGCCGGAACGCACGGCGCCGTCGCAGATCAGCGCATCATACTTGGAATAGGGGAAAGCAAGAATCTTCTGCTGCTTCGGGCTAATCATCGCTCTCCAACCCTTCCGCCATTTCACGCAGGCTCACGCTCAAAGCATCCTCCTGTGCGTTATCAGTCGGCAAACCCAGCTCAACAATATCGCGCTGCCCAAGGTACTGTTTCCCCAGCCAAATTGCCATGCTTGCGTTCTTTGCCGCAAGCTGCCACTGGCTCCGACGCAGTGAAATTTTCCCAGCGCCGCGCTTTTGTTTAAATACCTCGGAAAAACTGGCATGATAGGTGCGTTTACACCAACTATCCAATGTTTTATCGGTCACATCAAACCAGCCGCAGATTTCCTCAAGCGTGCATTGCAGGCCGCAGAGGTTCTCGAACTGCTTCTGGTCTATTTCCTTTCTTGGCCTTGCCATACGCGCCCTCCTTTCTCTGCCGGCGTTTAATAAACTTCTCCATGTCCCGCTTTAGGTGCGGGCTGCTTGTTTTTTCGATGATTGCCTGCGCCTCTTCAATCATCATGCAGAAGCACCGCCTTTTCTCCGGTAAACTTTTCCCATCGATCAATAATGACGTCCGCATACTTCGGATCGTACTCCATGCAGAAAGCGTGTCTGCCATTCTGCTCCGCTGCCATGATCGCTGTGCCGGACCCAGCGAACAGGTCAAGCACATTCTCCCCCGGCTTACTGGAGCACTGCATCTGGTAATCGAACAGCTTAATCGGCTTCATGGTCGGATGCTCCGCAGACTTGACAGGCTTATCAAAATTCAGAACGGTAGTCTGTCTGCGGTTCTTGAAGAAGTAGTGCTTCTTTCCTTCCGTCCATCCGTAAAGGCAAGGCTCATGCGCATCCTCTTCAATTTCGCTCTCACCGTACAGGCAAGGTTCATGTTTCCACTGGAAATCCTGTCTCCCCATTACGAGGGAATTCTTCACCCAAATCAGGCACTGCCGGACACGCAGCATTGAATCTTTACACGCACCACGGAAGTTATACCCCTCGCTGTCTGCATGCCAGATGTAGAACGGAGCACCGGGCTTCATGACCATCGCCGCATTGGAGAATGCATCCGTCAGGAAACGCCTGAAGGCCGTATCCTCCATATTGTCGTTCTTAATCTTCCCGGCGGTGCCCTGATAGTCCACATTGTATGGGGGGTCTGTGAGCAGCAGATCCATTTGTGCCCCCCCCACGAGCTTCTGTACGTCTTTCAAAGACGTGCTGTCTCCGCACATAAGGCGATGGTCTCCAAGCTGGTACACATCGCCCAGTTTGCTCTTCGGCTCTGCCGGTAAAACAGGATCGTAGTTGTCCTCTACCACTGACGTGTCGAGTTCATCACGCAGACCCCAATCAAAGTCAAAAGCAGACAAGTCAAGCCCCGGCAGCTCATCAGCCAGCAGGTCAAAGTCCCAATCGCTCTCGTTGCTCTTGTTATCTACCAGCCGCAGGGCGTTCACTTGCTCCGGTGTCAGATCGTCCACGCAGACACAGGGCACTTCTTCCATGCCCAATTTCTGAGCAGCCAACGCTCTGCAATGCCAAATGACGATAACTCCATCACGGTCAATCACAATCGGCTGCACAAAGCCGTATTGCTTGATGCTCTCCGCAACATTGTTGATTTGCCGTTTATCATGCTTTTTTGCGTTGCCGGCATACGGCACAATATCCGCAAGCCGCCGTTTTGTGATTTCCATGCTTTCCTCCTTGTTTGTCACCAGCCCCCACCCCTTGGCTACAGTAACAGTCTTTCCCCTCCCATGCGGCCTTCTGGAAGCTCTCAAACATGGGTTACACAGTTTGCCCGCAGGGGGCAATGTCTTTTCCCCGTCCACTTTTGAACGGTATAGCCGCACTTCCGGGCAGGCGCTATGCCATTTGCCCACGGCAGCGGCTCTCCGCTTTTGGATCGGCGGCGCGGTTTTGAGCCACGCAAGATTCGGGATGTTGTCTATAGCCATCCCTTCTCTATCCCATCTGGGCGCCGCATATTGGTCGTCTTCCCGCTTAGATTGTCACACGCTCATGCCCGCTTGAGGCCCCGCAAGCATCTCAAGCGCCGCTGTTCGGTCATGGCAAGGAGGACGCATCCTCACGCGCAGTTTTCAGCGAGCATTGTCATTTCCATGTGAGCCACGACGAACGGTCTCACAGTGTCCGGGTGCTACCCGGCCTCTGGCATAGGCGGTGGGGCTCGGACCCACGACATACCGGCTCACGAAGTCCGGTGCTCTACCGACTGAGCTACGCCTACATATAACAACAGCCCATAGGTTCCCCTACAGGCTGTTTGTGCCGGTATGACCTTTCGGTGCCAGAAGGTGCGCCCAATACCGGCGGCGCATAGAAGGGAGGAAAAGTGATGATTGGGAGATCGCGTGAATGACCATGTCCTATCATCCACTGTACCTATTGTAGCACATCATTAAGTGGAATTTGTGCCAACTTTTTCAGCAAATCCGCAATATATGGCGATGTCGTGTAAAAACTGTTCTTTCCTCCTGCTGAATGTCCGCTCGCTGATCCCGGGAATCACGATCCGATTACGGGCATACTTGTGCTTACCTTGGCAGTTGTGCATGATGCCATATATCAGCTGCCGCCGGATTGCATCGCTATCGAGATCTCTGCCGCAGCGGTCTATAGCGTATTCCACCGCAAGCATCTTCTGCGTCTCCGGCCATCGCTCTATGGCGGCCAGCTGCTCCGCCTTACTCTCGGCAGGCCTACCAGCGCCCGATCCAGTCGGCATGCCCTCTGTGGCACTATGCGTCCCGTTTAGAATCTCCGCCCGGGCCTCGCGATATGCCCGCACCCGGCGCGGATACCCACGCACATAAGCAATGCACTCCAACCGCACATCATAAGGCAGTGTCGCCTTTTTGCTCACATTTGCCCTCCTTTACTCCGCGCTGTTCACCATCTTATATTCGCCCCGCAGGGCCTTTTCTATGTCCGCCATCTTTACATAGCCGTTGTTTTTGGCCTCCACCAGCTCCACAAGGCACTGCTGTAAGTATTCCAGGCTACGGGTGTCGTGCTCGTCCGGCGTTTCCTCCAGCACATGGAATCCAAGCTTGTCCAGCAGCACGCAGGAAACATTGTCCATGCATTGTTTGATGCCATCCAGACGGCCCAGTTCGTAGGCCTTAGCCGGATTATTTGGCACCGGTCTGCCGTTTGCCATTTTGAGCATCTCTATTACCCCTTTCCTCGTATTTGCATACGCCCGGTGTATTTGCCACTGGGCAATAATCCGCACACGCCGGGCAATCTGCGTTGACGCAAACCTCGTCTTGCATCCACTTGCATTCATCAATCATCGCCGTCACCGTCCTCCAGATATTCGCACCACGGAAAACACACCACATCTGATAATAATGCGGGACATTCCAGCTCGTTAGGGCAAGTGCAAATTAACATTCCGCACCATCCTTCCGTTCGCCGTAGGAGCAAAAGTCCTCCGACTTGTGCTGTACCATCACACCCCGGTAGCACACAAAATCGCCGCCTGCCCACTTACACTCCTTACACCGTACCACCGGCACAGCGTCAACGGTGGGCAGCAGCTCCGCATACTCCATCACAGACTCGATGCCATTGATGAAATGCGTGTTGGCGTGTTCTTTGTCACAGCGGCTCGCACGAATGGGGAACTCTTGCAGTTTGTCAGCGTCAATCAGCCGCATCGCCGTCACCTCCGTCCATCTTCGCACTGCAGTTGGGGCAGTAGTCATCTTCAAAATAGCATGACTTTCCATCGGTTGAAACAAAACATCCATTGACGGTTCTGGTGTTTTTACAATGGGAACAAGTTATATAAGTCTCACCCGTTCTATCATCGTAGACACACTCCCACCGCCCGTACACCACCGGGGCAACATCAGCGGCAGACGCATCACTTACTTCCCGCAACACTTTGGCGGCCTGCAAGTATGGGATTTCCTGTGGGCTCTCCGAAAACACATCCTTGGTGTAAACAGCCCCGTGATAACGCTTCGTGTTTTCGATTGCTCTCGCGCCGGCGTTCATGGCAAGTATGAGTTCTTCCGTGCGCTCGATGTATTCAGCCATGCTCTCACTTCCTTATCTTCATCACTCTTGCCAGCACCGCGGCAGCGCATTCCTGAGAGTCTTCATCCCACCATGCGCACCCCTGTTTCTGACAGGGGTAGAAGGGAGTGTCTTTGGGTCGGCTCATAGACAACGGGCAGATTTTCTTCTCAGTTTCCATTGTCAGCTCCTCCTGTTCTTCCTCTCCGTCGGATACAGCCGCTCCCTCGTTCTCTGCAACAACGCAATCTGTGCAGACGCTATCTCCGTTTGACAATCCGTAGCACTTTTCGCCCACTTCGATGCGCTTTCCGCAGCACGCGCAGTAATCCCACAGCCGTCCCATCACATTGCCTCCACATAGCACCAGCTCTGGGGCGGGCGGCGAATCTGCAAGCTCTCGTTTCCGCAAGTGCCGTTGTTTTCACAGTACATGGCACAGCTTTCACAATACCAACTATTCAGGCACGCTAGGTGGAACTCGTTCAGGTCTTTCGGCGCATCGTAGATTTTCAGGCCGGAGATATGCCAGCCGTAGCCCTGGCAATGTCCAAGATAGCCGTGCAACTCATCGTCTGTCATAGCCACACACAGGCCACACTTTTCTTCGGCAGCTTGCTTGTAAACGGATAGGCCACCGGCCTTAAAAAGAAAATCCGTACTATCCTTGTCAATCTTGTAAATCCGGTCACAGGTAAATTCCCCGATGACCTTGCCGTGCTTTCCCCACGCTCCGAGCGCAACACCGCTCTGCGTGCAGTAGATGTAGCATTTGAACGGCGTGTCCAGTTTCGGCCGCGTCTTTCTGACTTCAATGGTCTTTTCACCGCTGGCAATCCTTTCGCACCACTTCGGGCGGATGCTCAGCATGACAGCCTTACTCATTCTTCGTCACCTCCAATGCTTTCTCCGCTTCCTCGCGGGTAAGGAATACGGTCTTTCCGATTTCTCCGGCGTTTATACCTGACAGCGATTGCCAAACAAATCCTTCTACAATGTCCCAATCGATAAACAAGCCAAATAGTTCGACGCGGATGGCTCTAACTTTATACACACTGATCGTTTTTCGACCCGTTACTTCGTAAAGCCTATCGCCCACCTTGCAAGGAGGCACCACCAGCCGACCGTCAGCCTGTGCCCTTAGCAATGGGTCAGCTACCTTGTGGTACTCATCCAATGTGTGCTGCATTGCCGTGATTTCCTCCGGTTCCAGCCCCGTGTCCTCGTAGGCGGCGAGGCGTTCAACCAGACAGTCAAACGATGGGCAATCTATGCAATCCATGTCCACATTGCAGTTACCAGAACACTTCATGTAATGGTCGGCACCAAGATAGCGCTTTTCAGTCAGTCGTTCCATCACTCCACCTCCTGCATCCAGAACTCGCGGCGGCAATCACTGCACTTTTTCAACGAATGGCATTCTGCTAAACATGAACTGTTAAAGTCAAACCTTTTTGGGCAAAAAGTCAACACCCCATCATCCGCAGGGCGCGCATTCGGCCACTGCTCCAGAAACACGCTCTGTCGTGTCTTACGCGGATGCTGCTCGCTCCACTTTTCGACGATTTCAACCACTACAACCGGGTCAAAATCATCCTCCAGCCCAATGCTCGGAGTGGCCCCTCCGCTCAAAAACATCCGATTTCTTTCCTGCAAAAATTTTACGGCATCCATAATTTTTCCCCTATCGTCTATGGTTCTTCCCCCGCTGGGCGCTCCGCCACCCGCGCCGGAACATGGACTTCCTCCCGGCTGTAAGTGCGCCTACAGTAGTCCCATAGTCCCGCCCCAGCCGCTTGGCCTCATACGCCAGGAACGCCTCGCAGCTCTGCCGGCAGGCCCCGCATGGAAGCCTGTCCGGGCAATCTTTTACGCAGGGGCTTTTCATCCGGCCCACCTCACGATCTTTTCCCGCACACCCCATTGGAGTGCATCCTCGTGGCTGTCAAAATACAGATCCAGCCGATTCCCGGCAATGGCGCCGCCGGTGTCCTGCACGATGTATGTATGGCCGTCCAATTCGATTTCCGTACCCATCGGAAGCACATCTGGGTCTGCGGCGATCGTCACGCCCTGGGTGGCTTTTGCACCGGTGGCTGTGTAGCCATTTGCATACGCCCCACAGCATTTTTCACAGGGGCAGTACGCCGTGACGGTAAATACGCACGTCCGCGTCTCTTGGGTCTCCTGCGGCTCATCGCGGGGCAGAACCACCCCCGGCGGCACAACTTCAGTCTCCGGCGTTTGCCCGCTGCCCTCTGTGGCAGACGCAATGCCCAAGGCCCCCAAGATTGCTACAAGCAGCGCCACGATTAACACGCTTCTTTTCACCATTCCACCGTCACCTGCCCTTCATCCGGCAGCAATACCCGTAGGTTTGCAAGCAGGGATTCCCGGTCACCGCTCATTCCAGCCGGGCATGCAGCAGCTTAGCTCCCACCTGTGGTTTTTTGCCTTCCGGTACATCGGCGGTGACGTGCCCCCCCTCGCTCTGCGCATCTACTGCATGTACGGCCACCTCATCCTCGTTAGCCCACTCTGCAACTTTGCGCTGCCACATTTTTTCGTTCCGGCCACCGCGCTGGAATGGTGCACCTACTAATTCCGCCTCGCGGCGTATTGTTGCGTCACAAACGTTCATTTCCTCCGCCAGCCATTTGGCCGTACCACCGAAAGATTGCATGTTGCGGAAAAACTCGCGCTTCAGATCCTCCGGCATTGCCTTAAATTCCCGCCACGGCATAGGCCGCGTGATGTTATAGCTTTTCACTTCTCCGTTTTTCTCCTTCCTCTGCTTTTCGGTGAGGGTGTCACTGGGGAGAGAACACCCACCACGTTTTCTGTTGATGTGAGCAAATGCGCCCCTCGCTATGCGTTTTTTCTGCATGCAGTCGTAATTAAAATCATTCACTCGCCCGGCCTCCTTTCGTCCGCCTCGAACTCCGGGCAGCTTAGCACCAAGTAAGATTCCGACTTGCGGCCTGGTATGCCAAGCGATTTTACCGCCACCCATCCCGGAACCGGCTCAAAGCGTACCTTTTTGGAGCTATCCAGCCCCGTCCAGGAGCAGCGCCCAACAGCTTTTTTACATCTCCAACAGAGCGTCCCCCTGCTTTCCGCGTTGTTTTGGTTTGTGAGCCTCTTTTCGCTTATCCGGCGCATCTTTCTGGCGATTGCATCACACTGTTTGCAAGTTGTCCTCCACTTGTTGACATCTTTTTTGTTGTAGCTTGTGATTGGCTTTTCCATTCCGCAGCGCTTACATACGCGCATCTCGGGTTGTAGCATCCATGTCCTCCATCTCCCGGATAAACAATACTGTCCGTGGGTTATCCTTGTCGTACAGCACCCGACTCCCGTCGTGGCTAACGATAATGCCGCTGTGGTCGTCCTTGAGTACGCCGGCCCTTACCAGCACATCGTCGATGGATTCCAGCAGATTTGTCAAATCCACTCGCCGCCGGGTAGGCATATAAAACAGGCATTTGACCTCCACAGGATCCTCAATAAGACGCTGCAATGTGGCAATTTTGCAGTGCCATACAGCTTCCGCCTCGTAGTCCATATACTTCTGGGACGGCATGATAAACGGCTTCCCCGTTTTGCTGCTATGCATGATCCGCATAGAGTTTTTCTTTGTGACGGGTGCCAGCGGCACCGTGATCTCAATCATCGTCTCCCTCCCCTATTGGTACGGCCACATACTTGGGCCGTCCTTTGGTACGCTTACCGCTGTACACGGCACGGTAGATCGTCCGCCAGCTGACGCCGCAAATGTTGGCCAGCTCTATGATAGATTCCGAAATGGCATCCGGAAGCTCGTACTTGTCCCGGCTTACTCGCATGTATACCGTCATCTCAATACCTCACTCCGATGTAGTCCAATACTCTGGCGTAGCCAAGCCCCTTTTCAGTTGGCTTCCACAGGCCGTCCACAGGGTCATACGCCCCACCGCCAATGCAAAATTCGTAGTGCTTCGGATGCGTGTGCTTCATGCGCTCAAACCGGTTTTCTCCCTTTTCGAGATGAGCGCCGAACGCGCAGAACATGCACCCCGTGCGCTGGCAACCCGTGCAATGCAGCGGCTTTTCGATGAGCGTCGACGGATAATCATTATCGCCGTCGCCCGCCACGATGTCTCCGTATACGCTGCAATATGGGATGTTTTCGTCCTTTAGGAACGCAAGCACGTCCTGATCTGTCCAGAAGCTCATAGGCTTGCTCATGGGGCGTTTGCCGTCAAAGGCGTTGCAGCCCGTGCGCTTCCACTCTTTTTCTCGCTGCTGGCTCTCGCTCGCCATCATTGCGGTAAACGGCACGTAACCGCTCACGGCCTCTAACTGCTTGGCGGGTGCTTTTTTCATCACGTCGCAGCACTGCTCACTAATATGGAACGGCGCATCCTTGAGATAATGCCACTTGTCCGCCAGTTTCATCGTCGAGCAGTACACGCCCTGCCGGTTGTAGCCGGTCAGATACAGATTGACCGTTGCATCGTTCTGCCCGTGCGCGTTTTGCAGATCGCGGATAAAACGCGCCTGCTTTTTGCCGATGACGGGATAGCCGTACCTTGTCACCACCTGCCGAATGTTCATCTTCGGGCGCAAGCGGTGGAGATTAACGGTCACGCGAGCAAACTCCCGCCGCAGCCAATCCGCGTACTCGTTGACAAATTTCTGTATCTCCGGGTACTCAAGGCCGGTGTTGACAAACACCAAATTAAGCGCCCACGGAGGTGTGTGGAACGACGATAGATACCTTGCAGCCAAATACGCCAGAACCGTGCTGTCCTTTCCTCCGGAAAATGACACATAACACTGCCCGCCCCACGCGGTGTACCACTCGTCCAGCTTCTCGTAGCTGGTAATCACCTTGTCCTCTAAATCCAAAGCCAGCAGTGATTTCGCCGCCTCGTTCGTCAACGGAGTGTTAAACCGTTCCATTTCCGCCACCCATCTCCATCTGCCCGTCCACCTGCATGGCCTTTGCAAGCCTGCTGCAGGTGTCCAGCTCGTCCTGAGCCCGCTTGCGGTACATGTCCAGCAGTGCCTTCTTGTCCTCGTCTGTCTCGGCAAGGCGGTATCCGCCGTCCTTCAGCGCCACAATGGGCACCCCCTGCCGCCGCTGCGCCCGGATCATTCGCCGGTTCTCTCTGTCCGGCATACCGGTCAATGCTTCAAGGTTTTTCCGGGTGTATGTAATGCCGGGAATCATGCGTAATGTGGTCATGTCAATCCTCCCCAAATCTCAGTTTCGTCACGGCGATAGGGAATTCCTCGATCTCGCTTGCCCAGCGTGCCGTTCCCTTGCCGTTGTGCCGCTCAA